AACCCATACCTCTTGAAGAAATACCCAATTTAATATTTGATTTAAATAATTCTTTTAATATATTTCCTGCTGGTGTCGGTAAAACTTCTACTGTACCAACTAAATCGTCATTGTTCCAAGCCATATCTTTAATATTATGAGATACATTAGCTAAATTAACTACTGAACTTTCTGGATGGTCAAGTTCTCCCATAGCACGACGTTCTCTTACAAAAGTATCATGATACTTTTTTGCTTCCCTCACTAAAATTTCTTTAGGATATATTCTACCATTCTGGTTTTCAGAATTTGCTCTCTGTAAAATACCTTTTACAATCAACTTTCCATCATTTTCTCTCATGGATTCGGTAATCTGTAATGGTTGTACTTCAAATGGTAAATAATCTACTATGAGTTGTCTCATTATCTTATCCTTAACTTCTTACTTTAATAATTTCAGTTCTAATTTCTTCAAGCTCCTCAATAAGTTTATCTACTTTACCAAGTGCTTCCATCTTATTAAAACTATTTCTATCCCCACTTTTTAGGGATTCTTCACAAAATTTTTTAGTTAGAGTTATTATATCTAACAGTTTATATATAAGTTGAAACTTAAAGTGCTCCCACTTTGGTTTTTGTTTCAGTTTCACAGGAAACCCTAATGTAACTGACCAACTTTATTAGCTAACTTAACTAACCTTTCACTAATCTTTTTCATAGCCGTATGAGTTCTTTTCCAATAGGATGTAGAATCAACCCCTATTTCATTTTTCAAACGAATATTCATACCAACTATATTCTCAAGATTTCTCAATGTATCACGAACTTCCATCATAGAACGACCAATCTTTTGTTTTGGTGTCATTGTGTCATCATTTCTGTAATCGTGATATCTCCCCTCATTTACTGATTCCTTTTTTCTTAAACCTATAATCTTATCTTGTGTATCATCAACTTTTGCTTGAGCGGCTTTCATTCTAGCTAAAGCTCTATCTGCTTTATCTTTATCTTTACCAGAATGTTTTTTCATAGATTCTCTATGTTTTTTAACCATATCCATCTGTTTAGCCATTTTAGCTTTTAAAGCAGAATCGTCAGCTTCATTTACATTCTCAAGTTTCTTATCAATTTGTTTTGCTTTACCAGCTTCAACTCTCTTGACACTTACTATTGCTTTTCTACCTCTTTTTAGATTTTTAGCAACTATCTGTTCTGCAGCACCTTTTGAACCAACATCAACTATAATTGTTGCAGTTTCTCCTGCTGTTTTACCAAGCTGAAACTTTACTGCGAATTTAGCTTCAGTAATATGATAACCACTTTGGTTTGCTATACTTTCTTTTTTCTTTTTATCTTTTTTACGTTTGCCACGAAAAGCAAATGGTGTCTTGGGAGGACCTTCACCACCATCGATAGCACCTGTTACAGTTGCTTCTTCTAAGTCCTGTTGGATGAGTGAACGAATTGTTTCTTTAAGTTTATCAAATTTAGTTTGCGACATCATCAATCTCCCCAATAAGTTGGTAATACCTCATCATAGAAACAACCTGCTTATCAGAAACAATTTTACCTTTTTTCAAACCATCGATTTGATTCATAACCTCTGTTAACTTAATTTGTGTAACTTTATCGTCTACTTTTTTAATTTGAGATTTTAAAGTATCTTTCACTTCTTCAACCTCACTATCGACATACTCTCTTAACTTATTTGTGTTAGAAATATTATTAATGTATTCTTTGATTAATGTTTTCTGTTTTTTAGTTAAGTTGGAATATTTTTTATTGAATTTTTCTACTAATGTGGAATATGCTAAAATTCTCAAGTCTTTTTCTTGTTTCTTTAGATACTCATATGTTTTATTAGTCTTTGAAGTTTTAGAATTAGCAGTAATATTTTCTACTATCGTATATTTTGTTGTAACATATTTATCTGGAGCAATATCTTCTCTATGTGTAAATAAATTATAAATTGACGCTAAAACTTTATAATTGTTAATTTTTGTATTAAAAAAATCTTTTTCATCATAACAACTTCTAATCTCTTTAATAAGATTATATTTTTCTCGTCTAATAGAAGTATTATTTAATTTTTTTCTATTACTTGTAACAGCATCAATCAATGTTTCTGCTCGGGTTTCAGTATTGTACTTGGTTTCTGCAAGAATTTTGTATAATTCATATTCTTTACCAAGCTCTGTTCCATGTTTAAAATACTTTTTTACTATATCTACAGCTTTGGAATTATCTGATTCCATTAAATCTACTGTAATCTGCCTTGTCAACAATTCAAAAAGAATACCCGTATTCTTAATTTTGTTATGTTTCATCTTCTTATTTAACATTAAAATGCTCCAGTGTTAAGTATGTCATATATAAATATAAAAATATAAAAAATTACTTTAATTTAGCGTCTTTAAGTTCTTCTTTATATTCACTCTTAATAGTTTCTGCTTCATTTATTAATTGATAGTCTTTTTTAGAAAATTTCTTCATATTTTTCTTCAAACCATCAAAATGAGCAAGTGCTAAATGTGGATTATATTCTTTTCTCTTATCGTGTTTACCTAATGGGTCTCTTCCTCTAGCTCCACTATCTTTTCCGTATTTTCCACCCTCTTTTGGTCTTCCTGCACCATTCCAACCACCAGGAGGTGAACCACCTTTATCATCTAACTCATGTCCAGTTCTACCTGCTTGTGCATCCGATGGTGTTCCTTGTGCTTCACCACTCTTTGCAGGATCGTTACCTTCATTCTCTATCTGAGCTCTACGAAACTTCTGTTTATAATCAAATACAATCTCATTGTCTAATTCTTTAATTTTATCATCTGTAAAATTGAAAATATTCTTGTAAATCCACTCTGTAGAAACTATACCATCTTGTAACATACTTGATGCTAATTGTGTTTTACTATTCCACAACTCAACTTTTTCAGTTTCATAAATTGTAGATGGATTTGTAAGATCTAATTCAAAATTAACTAAATCTGCATCTTGATAACCTTGTGCATATAAATGAACAATAGCAATCTTAGTTAACTCTGATATTGTAATTCTTTGAATTCTTTCAATCGTTCTTGCAAACCTCACATCTTCTGCTGCAAGTGTTGCTTTACTTCCAAGTGATTCTTCATATCCAAGAAATGCTTTTGGAACACGAAGTGCTGCTAACATTTTATTCTTTAGATACTCAATATCTTCTACTGCATCATATGCTAATCCAGGAAGTGATTCAATTCTTGTTCCACTATCTCCACCACGAACAGGTAAGAAGAAATCTTCAGTAATATTCTGCATATTATACTTTAGATTGTATTCACCAGTTGCTTGGTCGATGATAGGTGTTTTCTTCATCTTATTCAAAATCTTTTGCATATAGTTATCAACTTCTGCAGGTGGAATGTTACCAATATCAATTTGGAAAACTCTCTTCTCAGGTGCTCTCATAATACGATGTATCATCATAGCATCTTCCATAAGAGATAACTGTTTCCACACTTTTCTTCCTTGTTCAATCATTGACTTACCATATGGAAGAAAGTTAGAATCTGAAAGTAATCTAAAGTGTGCTACCTCAAAATTCTCTAATTCCATCTGATGTGGTTTTTGAGTACTATATGCTGAATGTTGATCTCCACCCTGTTCTAATACAAACTTAACATAATGTGGATTCTCGTCATCAAGACCCTCTACTCTAGCCACATCATATGCTGAAAGTGGTGCTACATTTGTAATACCATATTTTTCATTAATTTCTAATTGTAAAAAGAAATCACCATACTTACACATATTGCGAACCCAAGGCCACAAATTAAACTCTATATTCAATACATCATAAAATAAATTATGTAATATTGATTTAATATTTTCATTGTCTGTATTGATTTCTAAAACACTTCCATATTCACTCTTCATTGTTGATTCATCAGCGTAAATATCTAATGCTGAAGAAACTATACCATCACTATCCATTGATTCATAGTCTTTAAATAAACCTAACCTTAACGATTTCTTATAAACTGCATCCGCGGTTACAGATGCTCCATAACCAGAATATAATTTTGTAAACCTATCAATAAGATTGCTTTTAGCTATATGCTGAATTTTGTCTGTATCAGCTATCTTTAGTTTCTTACCACCTATATTCCTAACAATTACATTTGTTGAGAACAGTCGTTGTAATCTTCCAAATAATGATTTATCAGCCATTTTTTACCTCTTTAATTAAGTAGCCATTCTAAGGATTCTTTTTGTTTCTTAGGTCCTGCCCCAGTTTCCCAAATCCAAGAATCGTTTTTATTTTCTTCAGGAGTATAAAGTCCTTGATGTGCATTTACATTAGAAAGAGTTCTTTTTGATAATTCAATACCTTCAGCCCTCAATCTTAGAGCAGTTTCTCTTATCCACAACCCAATAGCAAAAGACATTACTAAGTCATCATTATAACCTCTCATTGCTTCTGCTTTTTGTCCATTATATATGAATACAAATAATTCATCTATCAATCTATGAGATTGAACATGCACTGCCTTTTCCCTAAAAAATTCTTCTAATTTTGCTATAACCAATGGTCTCGTCTTCATAGACATTGTAAAACCAGGAACCATTTGTCTTTCTTCTCTATAATGTCTATTGGTTACTTGCCTTTGGGTATCTACCCATTTTAAATCTTTTGACATATAAAATAACTTTGGATAATCTCTATCGATTATCTGTTGGATTGCTGCCCAACCAATATTGTTATTCTCCACAACAAGTAGTGCCTCATTATATTCATTAGCAATATTAACTAACATATTACCAAAATCTCTGGTAGATATTCTACCTTTATATTCAGCTACTTGTTTACAACTTTCTAATTCTATAATATGAAAAGCAGAATAGTCTGTTCCATCACCTCTACTAACATCAGCACTTACTATATAATCTTTTGTATAATTTGGCGGCTCCCATACCCAAATATTACTATCAATACCTCGTTTTTCTGCTGGTTCACATACAGTAGTATTTTTCATTTCTTCTAAAATGATACCATCAATAACATTTTGCCCTGAAGTGATAAAATCACAATCACATTCTTGAGCAGCCATTGCTGGCCCTAACAACTTATCTTGATCGGTTCTCCACTCTTGTTGTCTATCAGGATGTATATCCCAAAGAAGTCTTGTAAAATTAAAATCATTCAATCCATCTTCAGCATCAACCCAAGTTCTATGAAACCAATTACCAACACCATTTGGTGTAGATAATGCTATACATTGACCACCAGTTGAAAGTGTCTGTGATGCTGCAGCCCATATTGTATCAATCTTATCAATAAATGCTGCCTCGTCAAGTATCAATAATGACAATGCCTCTGAACGACCACTTTCATCTCCACTCGCAACTGCTTTTATTTGAGAACCATTCTTGTATCTCAAACTTAATTTGTTATCTTCAACACAAGGTTGTTTTAACCAACTTGGTAAATTTGCGTGCATCACACGAACCTTTGTTACCAAATTCTTTGCTACTTCTTGTTTTGTAGCAATTACCAAGATATTTTTATCTGGATGAAATGTCATCATCCATAAAGAGTATCCAGCAGTAAGTGTAGATATACCTAATTGCCTAGCTTTCAATATAATTTGAAATCTATGCTGTATAAATTCTTCTACAGTCTTCTCCTGAAAATCATAAAGATTAAAGGGTATTTTTCCTTCTATCGGATGTTGAATGTATGAATATTTCTTTAAAAAATATACAGGATCCTCAACACACCGTACATACTCCTTCTTTATAATCTCTTTAAAGTTTTTGTCCATTAGCTTAGCTTTGGATTACGTATCAATACGTATACTGCCTTTGCATTACAAGCCACTTCTGTTAATGCAAAATCATACTGTGTTCCAACTGTCAAGTGTGCAAGATTTACTCTTCCACCACCTGATAAATCAGCATGTCCAGTTGTTGATGCTTCTCCTACGATAAGTGCACCTGCTCCATAAGTAGAGGCTGTGAAACTACCTGTCGCATTGTTAATTACATGTACTCTCTTGTACTTTCCAGGATGCCCATGCTTCTGAAATTGATCGTAATCGCTTGGATGGTCATTTATTGCCATTTTATTCTCCTATCGACTGCCGGCTCTATCCAAGCCAGTAGTTTTCAATAATTCGTTAAATGTTACTGAAGACTTTATCCCACCTAATTGTAAAGAGTCAAACTCTTCAATTCGTAAAAATCTTTGTATTACAAAATCAAAAATATCCATTGCTTCTCTATATCTTTCACTTTCTAAATCCATTTCTTCAATATCAGACAAATATGCCGAAGCTAATTTTTTCATATCAGTTAATAAAGCATGTATCTCATTACAAGTATGCCCATTAAGTAAATAATAATTGTCTGTTTTAAAATGGTTCTTAATCTTCATATATATAAATAGTTATTCTATTTCTTTTAGTGTTTTTCTAATAAATTTCTCTGCTTTATCAGCCATTTCTTTTACTTGTTCTTCACTTTGAACCCATTTTTCCTTTTCTACCTCAAGGTCTTTAACACCAACTTGCTCTTGAAACTCTATTTTACTGGCATTTCTCCATTCATCTAAAGATACTAACAAATCGTTAAGATATGCTTTCTGATTTGCTTTTACTTTACTATTTTCCCATTCTTCATATTCTCCATTAATACGAAGTTTATTTTCAAACTCAATTTGACAATCAAAACAATGATTATACAATAACCACATCTTATTATCTAAACGGTTCTTCATTGTCGTCTTACATTCGGGACAAAACCAGGGCATCCTAGCATCTTTCATTACCTCTGACAATGGTGATATTTTATCACCATGTTTTATGTCTTTATCACCCTCATAACCAACCATAACTCTTTTTTCAGGTGTTTGACCACTAATCAAATCACCAAGAACTTTGTTTTGTCTTTCATTTTCTCTACTATAACCCATATATCACCTTAAAATTTTAATGCACCTATAATCTGATTTATTGGAGCAAATGCACCAGTAAATTTATACATTTTACCTTTATATTTAAAAACTAATCCCTCTGATGGAACTATTGCTGATGATCCACCTATAGAATCAATTTTTTGTAAGTTTTTCTTCAATAAAGCTATCTTTTTAATATCTTTTGATGTTTTTAAACCCGATATTGCTGTTTTCAACTCTTTTTTAATCTTCTGAACTGCTTTTTTGGGATTTACTGCTAAAAATCCTTCTAAATTCTTTAATATCTCTGCACCTAACTCTAAAAACAACAATTCAAGTGGTTTTATGTTGTCATAAGCTAACTTTTTATGGTCATACTTATCAACACCTTTAGCCCAACTCAAAAATTTATCGTGTTTAATATTTTTTTTATCTAATCTGAATGACTTATCTAAATAAGCCCACCTTTTTACTAATGACTCTAAAACATTTCTTGAAATTCTATACCTATGTTGTTTTGCACCATTAAATATGTATTCTCTCCAATACATCTCATTATGCATACCTAAAGTATCATTATCTTTCAGACTATAAATAGTCTGTAACTTTCTCAACTTCGATAAAAAATAATTTTTTCTTTTTGAATAATTCTGTACCTTTGGTAAGCTTAAAACAATTGGTTTAGATATCTTAAATCTCTTCTGAATACCAGCATTTGCTTGTCTAATCATACCTTCTAACATTCTTGCACTACCTTTTACTGCACTTTTTACAGTACCATCTTCGTGAATCTCTACACTACCATGAAAAAATAGTTCAGATACATCATAATCAATAACATTTGCTGTAGCAGGATACATAATCTCTAAATTCATCCATTTACTACCATTTCCAAAAACTTTTTCTTTTTGTGCGTCTGATAAAGCACCAATTGCTTTCTCTAAATCTTTCATCGAACCTACAAATGCTTTTTCTATATCACCTCTACCACTAAAAACACTTTTCATACCAGCTATATTCAATGAGGTTTTACCAAACATCTTTAAATGACCTTTATTACGAGCCCCTCTTAACTCTCCATCTACATAACTTATCATCAAGTTTTGTCCGTCAAGTTTCTCTGTAACATTATCTTCACGACTTAGTTTTCCATCTAAACTCATATCGATGATATTTTTAAAATCACCGAAAGTTAGATTATTGTCATCGAAGGGATGACTCATATGACCTGCTGCTCCACCCATTAATAATAACTCCTTTGTTTCATCTGTTATATCTATTTGTTCTTTTATTTCTTTTTTCTTATATTGAAATTTTCCATCATAATCAATTATTTT